CATGGGAGCGGTTAAGTCTTATATGGATGCATACGAAGAAATAAATCCAGAGAAGGCTAGGAACAAAGCAATTGTGTTATTAAAACAGGAAAGAATTATGCAGGAAGTTGAAAGAAGTGTATTAGAAGTATCAAAAACATTAGGTCTAGACCATGAGTTTGTATTAAGAAAACTAAAGTTATTAGCAGACCATAGTGAGGATGATAATATTATTTTACAATCAACTAAAGAAATTGGTAAAATTATAGGAACAACTGGAGTTACAGTTAAACATAAAGAAGTAGGAGTATTCGGGGTGTTTCAAGGATTTAGTCCTGAACAACTTGAAAGCATAGAAAGGCAAAAGATAGGTGATGGAAATACAAGTAGACAGATTGACGTTGGGCCAAACGATTGAAGCTTTGAAAAAGACTTCAGAAGGCTTAACTGAATTAGAAATAGAATATCCTGATAATTATATTGTTAGGAAAATAGTAACAATGAAACAACTTGTTGACCATCTTGATGCAAGTGATGTTATATTAGATGAACAAGATTCTTATACAAATTAATATTCCGTACGCATTAAGCACTACGGATTCAACAACTAAATACATGGTGTTTTATAAAAAATGATAGCAACAAAAAGGAAGATGAAAAGGAACGATTTAATAAAAAGAGTACAAGCTATGGAGTTTGTATTATCAAAATTAATTAATTCACAAAAAAATTTAGAATTGATTATAGATTATTATATTGAAATGAATAAAGATGATAAAAAATTTCAAAAATTTTTAGATAAAAAAACGGAAGATGCAGACACCTCCGAACCTAAATCTAAATAATATAACTAAAGCTGAAGAAGTATTTGAATTAGCTAGTAAAGATTTAATATCATTTGGTAAACTATTTTTACCTGATGACTTTATGCGTAGTGAAACGCCTCCTTTCCATTATGAAGTAGCAGATAATATAGATGACCCTGAAGTAAAGCAACTCGCAATAATACTTCCTAGAGGTCATGGTAAAACAGTATTGACCAAAGCGTCTATATTGAAAGACTTTCTATTTTGCCCAAAAGATGATATGCATTTTTATGCTTGGGTATCTGCTACTCAAAAATTATCAGTAGGTAATATGGATTATATTAAATATCATCTTGAGTATAATGAAAAAATAAAATATTATTTTGGTTCAGTAAAAGGTAATAAGTGGACAGAAGAAGACATTGAGTTAGCTAATGGATGCAAGTTAATTAGTAAATCAAATGTTTCAGGTATTCGTGGTGGAGCTAAATTACATAAAAGATATGACCTTATAATATTAGATGACTTTGAACATGAAGCTAATACAATTACTAGAGATGCTAGAGACAAGAACGCTACTCTAGTTACTGCTGTTGTCTATCCTGCCTTAGAGCCTCATACTGGTAGGTTGCGTGTTAATGGAACTCCAGTTCATCACGATTCTTTTATTAACAATTTACTTATTAATCATAGTCGAGCTAAGAAAGCTAAGAAAGATTTTGCTTGGAAAATAATAACATATAAAGCTATTACAAAAAAAGGAAATGCATTATGGACAAGTTTTTTTCCAAAAACAAAATTAGAAGAAAAGAAAAAGTTTTATTCGGATTCTGGAAAACCACAGAAATTTTATCAAGAATATATGATGGAGGTTCAAAGTCTTGAAGACTCGTTATGGACAAGAGAACATATTAAGTATTGGGAGGGACGCTATGAATATGATATGGAAGAAAGTCAAAATTACTTGGTTATTAATGGAGAAAAATTTCCTGTTAATACCTTTGTTGGTTGTGACCCTGCCACAGATATTGATACTAAGGAGTCTGATTTTTCTGTTATCATGGCTATTGCGATTGACTCAGAAAATAATTTATACGCTTTAGAATATGAAAGACATAGAAGCATACCAACAGTAGGACAGAAATCTGATGATGGAGAAATCATTGGAAAGAAAGGTGTTGTTGATTATATTATGGATATGCATGAAAAATATCATTGTGTATCTAGTACTGTTGAAGATGTAGCTATGAATAGAAGTGTATTCCAATCGTTAAATTCAGAAAGAAGACGTTTAAATAAGTTTAGTATAGCAGTTATACCAGAGAAACCAGGCGGAAGACAAAAGATTAATCGTATATATAGTGGTCTTTCAGGCAGGTTTAGTACAGGTACAGTACATTTGCGAGAAAATATGTTTGATTTAATCAACGAAGTGGTTACATTCGGGCCTAGAATGGCCCACGATGACACCATCGAGACTCTCTATTATGCTCAAATGCACGCGTTCCCGCCTGACATGAGAAAAGATAAACGTAATAGAACGTGGTACAAACCTAAAAAGAAGGCGAAGAATTGGGTAGTAGCATAGCAATAATAATGGAGAAGTAAAATGGCTGAATACAAAAAAAAGAAAAAAGAAATAAAAGGAATGCCTAAAAAAAGCATTAAATCTAGAATGCCTTCAAAGGCCTCTAAGGGTCAGGCTGGTAAAAAAGCCCCAGTTAAAAAGAAAAGAAGTCTCATTTCAAAACTCGGAGGAGCGTTAAATCCTTTTGATGCACCAAGTAGAGCTCGTAGGAAAAAAATTGGTTCTAAAATAAAATCAATGATTACTAAAAGTACATCTATGAGAATGCCTGGAAATAAAAAAAGAGCTGCAGCTATAGGAGCAAAACCTAAAACTAAAGTTCGTAAAAATGCTGTTAGCAAGGTTTCTACTAAAGGTGGAGATTTCGTTAAATACAAAAAAGATTCAAAAGCTGCTGGTAGTTTCCGTAAAGCTTTTAAATCAAAATGTGTTGACGGAGCTAAAGGTTTTAGTTGGGATGGAAGAAGTTACAGTTGTGCAAAAGCAGGCTCACCTAAGAAGACTGCGAAACCAACTGTTAAAGCAAAAGCTCCAGCTAAAAAAGCTGCGAGAAGAGGTGGAACTATGGGTTCAGCTGAGTACGGTAGTTAATGATTAGTATTAGTCAGATGAAGACCTTGATTGAGAATACTTGTTCAATATTAGGAGATAAGTATTCAAGTCCCGAAGCTGTTGATTTAGTTCTGGCTACTGGGATTGTTGAGTCAAGGTATGAGTATATCAGACAAATGGGAGATGGCCCTGCTCGCTCGTTTTGGCAAGTAGAGCCAGCTACCGCTGTAGATACTCTAGCACACTTTTTAGTTCATCGTTCTCAATTAATGCAAAAATGCGCAGAAGCTAGCTTAGTTGATTTAAAGTACTGGCAAACATATGATGAGAACGTATGGGCTGAAATATTAGAAAAAAACATAGCAGCTGGAATTATTCATTGTAGATTAAAGTATTGGAGAGTGCCAAAACCAATGCCTAATACTATAGAAGGTAAGGCTGATTATTGGAAAAAGTATTATAATAGTGAGGGTGGAGCTGGAAACCCAGAACATTTTGTTGAATCAGTAAAAAAGTATTTAAGGTAACCCAATGGCTAGAATGACAAATAAAAAACGAGCTCAAACAAATAAACAACTTTGGGATAAAGCAAATTCTTCCCATAGGCAGAGATGGCAAGTTTTAAGCCAAAAAGGATATGATTTTTATTTGAACGAACAACTAACTAAAGAAGAGACTGACTCTCTTAATGAAGCGGGAATGCCTACATTCACTATTAATAGAATTACTCCTATTGTAGAAATTATGAAATATTTTGTTACCGCTAATAATCCAAGATGGAAAGCTGTTGGTGCTACTGGTGATGACGTAGATGTCGCTCAAGTTCATTCAGACATAGCAGATTACTGTTGGTATCATTCAAACGGTAAATCAATATACAGTCAAGTTGTCTTAGATAGTCTCACAAAAGGCATTGGTTATTTTATGGTAGATGTTGACAGGGATGCTGACAGAGGAATGGGAGAAGTTGAGTTTAAAAGAATTGACCCTTACGATGTATATGTAGACCCTGCTAGTAGAGACTTTTTATTTAGAGATGCTAATTTTATTTCAGTAAGAAAAAATGTATCTAAAAGTCAGTTAATGAATTTATTCCCTGAGTTTTCTCGTAAAATTAAAAATGTATCAGGTGGTTCTGATAGTATGAGTTATTCTCAAAGACCATCTACGGATTATCAATCTATTCAACCAGAAGATATTACAATGGGTGTAAATATAGAAGCTGAATATGATAATATTATACCTTATTATGAAACTTATTCAAAACAAAAACATGCTTATAGGAATGTATTTATAAAAGTTCTTCCATCTCCTGTAGAAATGCAATCTATTAGACAGGAGGTTGAAGAACAATTAGGTGATTTTGAACAAGAAGTACAAGTACAATTAAAAGAAAAAACTTTACAAATTCAAGAATCTCTAGAGGCTGGAGAAATAATAGCTGAGAGGGCTGAAATTGAAATAAATAGAGTTGTTAAAATGACACAACAAGGCATTGAAGAGAAAAGAATGCAATTACTTTCTCAAGCTCAAGATTCTGCTACAATTATTGACCAACAAATTATGACAGAAGCAAGTTTTCAAATCATTGAAAAAGGTGAAGAAATGAAAAGTCAAATTGTTGAAGCTATAAAATTTTATGAGAATAGAGTTCATTTGACTTGTACCGTTGGAGATGATATTTTCTTATATGATAGAATCCTTCCAATATCTGAATATCCAATTGTACCAGTTTCTTATATGTATACAGGAACCCCTTATCCGATGAGCGCTGTAACTCCATTAGTTGGGAAACAACAAGAAATAAATAAAGCTCATCAAATTATGTTACACAATGCAAACCTAGCTTCTAATCTTAGATGGATGTATGAAGAGGGTTCTGTACCAGAAGAAGAATGGGAAAAATATTCATCTTCGCCAGGAGCTTTATTAAAATATAGACAAGGATTTTCTCCACCAACTCCTATTCAACCAGCTCCTATTAATAATGCTTTTTTTACTATTACTCAAGAAGGTAAAGGGGATGCGGAATATATAGCAGGTGTTCCTTCAGCTATGATGGGATTTACTCAACAACAATCTGAAACTTATAGAGGGTTACTTGCTAATGATGAGTTTGGTACTCGTAGATTAAAAGCTTGGATGGGTAGCATTGTAGAACCTGCTTTAGAACATTTAGGTAGATGTTTTCAAATGATGGCTCAAGCTCACTATTCAGTAGAAAAAGTATTTAGAATTGTACAACCAGAAGCTGGTCAAAGACCAGATGAAGAAAAAGATGTAAGAGTTAATATTCCTATATACAATGATTATGGTAAAGCTATTTCAGTTTATAAAGATTATGCATCTGCTAGGTTTGACATAAGAATAATAGCTGGAGCTACAATGCCAATTAATAGATGGGCATTATTAGAAGAATACTTTAGGTGGTTTCA